GGAACACCTTGCTTTGATGTACCATATCTGCTTTTTTCGTCGTGCTTTCCTCGTCTTGTTATGTGCTTTTTGTGCTTGTTAGCCCAATAAGTTATATAAAATGTTTTAGTCATTTATGCCTTTCTGTTATGGGATTATCTTATAGGATAATCCCATAATTGTCAATAGTTAATTTAAACTATTTTGTGCCATTTGTTGTCTTGCAATAGCGATTTTCTGTTCTCTTGTTAAGACCTCTTTATCTTCCAATAAACTTGCCAAGTTATCTGGCGAGTAAATTGATAAAGCCAAACTAGAACTTTCGTTCATCATTGTTTCATTTAAAACAACTCCGATTTTATCTGCAAGTGCTTTTGCTTGGTCGTAGTGTCTATAAGATTTTAAACCTAGTCTTAAAGTTTTCATCTTGCCCTCAACATAACTATACATCTGTTGATGTTCTTTAATTACATTGTCAGCACTAGCAACATACATTTTAAAAAAGTTTAAAGTGTTTTCATCTACTTTAAACTGTCTTGAATGACAGTATTGCGTTCCAATAGTCCAAAGTTTAAAATCATTTTCCCACTTTGAAACTGGAGTAGTGATAGACTTGTCATCATTTGAAGATGTACTGAAACCTAAAAATTTATTACAAGCACTTTCATCATTGTAATATTTTGGATTTCTTTTTGAGTAGTCGCCATCAATAGCCAAATGAAAATCTGGGTTAAGACCTTTTGCTTTCATTTCATCACGATAATATGCTCTTGCAAACTTTCTACCCATGTCAAATCTTACATGAATTTCATCTTGAGCTATATACTCTCTACCCTCGTCATCAACTTTAGTGATTGGCATTTGAACATAGAAACAATTATCCTCATACAATTCGCCACCAGCACGATTGTATTTTTTAATCATTGAATTAATTGTGTCAACGTCTTGTTGTGGTTGATGAAACCTTACAACTTTTTCAATAGCGACTTTTGCTTTTTCTCGCATAAGGTCGTATTGTTCTTTTGCTTGTTCCAATTTATCTTTTACTTTGTTTTCGTAAAAAGATTGAAATTGGTCAGCAATAACTTTTCGCTTTTCTGCGTTAAGTGTTATCTTTTTTGTAGTCATTTTTACCTTTCTGTTAATTTTTTATTTTTATCACTTGACAAATCATTTGTCAAGGAATATATAGGATATATGGCTCCTGGGGTATGAGCCTTGATAATAACTGCCCCTGGGACAACTTCTGGTTGTGGTGCAAAGTAGATTGAAAGAGATCCAAACACACGCACAACTAGAACTGATCCCTGAGTACATCAACGACACACTAGGGCTAGTCTAAGTCGTATAAGCACGCAAGTGTCGACATCGTTGGTTTCGCGACCTTAATGGTGTGCTCTGGGATCAGCTGATCCCTGGTCCATTTCGCCTTGGCGTTATTGGAACGCGAATAAGTAGCTATCCAAATAGGCAAGCTTAGAGCGTTGCCGGGGCACCTAAGAAGATGGACCTGGGATCAGTGTGAGAAGAGTTTGATCAACTCGTGATGGCCCGAGGCGGGCGCTCTACACTGGTCAATAGCTTGCGGCTCCTCCTTAAAATTTAAGGGCCGCAGGCTACAAGCTTCAAGCACCAAGCAGCAAGCTTCAAGCTTGACAAGAAAGGATTCAGGGATTATAAAGGATACATGAATACAAAGAAAGCATTACAGATTATAGGAGGCTCGCTGTCTAAGCCTTCAAAGATGCCAGGTTGGTCGATAGGTTTACCTGCCAAAGAATGTAAAACAGGCAGCAAGCTTCAGAAGGTCCCAGGCTCAGTCTGCTTCGACTGTTACGCCATGAAAGGTTGTTATGTCTTCAAAGTTGTTCAGGATGCACAGTACAGGAGACTAGAAGCAATCAAGCGTCCGGACTGGGTCACCGCAATGGCACACTTAATCAACAGCAAGAAGCCGGATGTGTTCAGGTGGCATGACAGCGGGGACGTTCAAGATCTAGATCACCTGAAAAAAATTTACAGTGTCTGCAGGTTAACACCCAGCAAGCGTCACTGGCTCCCGACTCGTGAAGCATGGATCAAGGACCACCTGAACAGCAAGCCTACAAATTTAGTCATACGATTTAGCGCGCCAATGGTGAACCAATTGGCGCCTGCTTCGTGGCCTAACAGCTCAAGCGTCATCACAGGTGATAAGCCATGGTTTGGCGCAACGTCTAAAGCGTGTCCCGCTCCTAAACAAAATAATGAATGCAAAGACTGCCGGGCATGTTGGGACAGTTCAATCAAAAATATTTCTTACTGGGCACATTGATATGATATACAGTAAAACAGAATTCCCGCGTGGAATATCGGGCCAGACAATTAGCGATTCACAAGCGACGGCTGACGATAGCGTTCGTTCTGGTCCGGGCCTCAAGCCACAAGCGTCAAGCTTCAAGCTCCAAGCTTCTGAAAAAAAGAGTGGCAAGCGTCAAGCCCCAAGCACCAAGCTTCAAGCTCCAAGCCCCAAGCATCAAGCGCCTTGATCCCTGAACCTGGAAAAAGTTTCACGCACCCCGAACCGTGGTGCTCTACTAAGATAAAACTGTTCTTCGGATGCTTCACGTGGAACGCAATTTGATGTGGACTAAAACGTATCTTGTTACTCTTCGTAACTTTTAATTCAACTGTAAAAAAGTGGCCGTTAGCATTGTAACCCAATAGATCAGGAGTACCGGATAGACTAAGATTTTCGAGTCTAATCCAACTAATTTTGTTACAATTTCTTTTAAGTTTTTCATATAATTTTCTCTCTGCTTTCAAGGTAACTAGTGCTTTCTATTCCGGGTTAGTCGGAGCGATAATTACTTTACTGTCGGCAGGTTTTAATACTACACGAACAGACTGTTGTCCAATAATATTTGACTCCTGCACTTCAATTCTTCTAATCTCTTCGAGGTGTCCACCTACTTGCATGTAGATGGTGGCGTTGGATACAGCATTACCTTTTTTGCCATCGGTAAACTTATCCAGATACTCTTGCAAGTGCTTCACGAACATCCTGTAACTCCTTTCTTAACTCACCATTCAACTCTTGGTGTTTTTTATTTATCTCTTCTAATTCTTTTACACGTTGAGTTAGTGATTCAATAATAGCTTCCAAATCATTGTCTCCTTTCTCCATACTTGACTTTATAGCAATGTTACCTTAAATTGTCAATATGGGAGTTCCTAAAAGATTAACAGAGATGCAACAAAGATTCGCTGAGTTTTTAGTATTCGGTGGACCTGATGGACCTATGACTCAAACAGAGGCAGCAATCGCTGCTGGGTACAGTCCTAAACGTGCAAGGCAAGAAGGATCTGAGCTTTGTAACCCAAGGCAGTCACCATTGGTTGTAAAATACATCGGTCAACTAAAAGAAGAGAGACTTAAAAAACATGAAGTAACTTACGAGGGACATGTAGCAGAGCTTGCTAGACTTCGTGAGGCAGCGTTGAAGAAAGGGTCTTTCTCTTCTGCTGTAAATGCTGAAGCCAACAGAGGCAA